AGGCTCCAAAGGAGTTGGTTGAAGAGCGGAACGAATATTATTCGTCTCAAGCAAAGTCTCAGATGCACTCCGTTGATAACAACCTTATGAGAGAAAATGATCCTCGTATGCCCCTGTTCAATGAACGGAAAACGAAGGTCACTTTCGGTAAAGGAACTTAATCTTAGGAGCTTAAAATGGCTTATCCTACCGTTGACGCCCCCTATGGGCTGAAACCGATCAATTTGGTCGGCGGACAGGTCTTTGCCGGGGCAACTCGTCAAATCCCTATTGCTTCAGGCTACGACACAAACCTTCTTAACGGAGACCTTGTGAAGTTAATTGCCGATGGCACACTTGAAAAAGATGAAGGCACAGCTACAGCTACACCAGTCGGTGTATTCTTGGGCTGCAAATACACTGACCCTAACTTGGGTTATGAATTGTATAGCCAATACTTCCCTGCAAACACTGCAGCGAATGACATCGTTGCTTATGTAGCAGACGATCCTGACCAGCTTTATAAAGTTGCTGTTGTGTCTGGCACAACCGTAATCGCTGGCGTAGGTCGCACTGTTGTAGGTAACAACGTGGCACTCGTTCAGAACGCAGGTTCCACCGCAACTGGGAACTCGAAGGTCGCTGTACTTTCGACTTCAGCAGCCACCACGAACACTCTGCCAATCCGCGTCATCGACGTAGTGGCCGAGACAGCAACCGCTGCAGACACGTATGTCGAGCTGGTTGTTAAGTTCAACTGGGGAATGCACCAGTATCAGAACGCAACTGGCGTATAAGGAGAATAAATCATGGCTATTTCACGCGCCCAGCTACTTAAAGAGCTGCTCCCCGGCCTGAACGCATTGTTCGGAATGGAATACGCAAAATACGGTGAAGAACACGCCGAAATTTTTGAAACAGAGTCCTCAGATCGTTCGTTTGAGGAAGAAACCAAATTATCCGGTTTCTCAGCAGCCCCAGTCAAAGACGAAGGCTCTGCAATCGAGTACGACAATGCGCAAGAAGCATGGTCCGCTCGCTACACACACGAAACAGTGGCAATGGGTTTCTCAATCACTGAGGAAGCTATTGAGGATAACTTGTATGACTCCTTGTCGTCTCGTTATACTAAAGCACTTGCTCGTGCGATGGCGTACACCAAGCAAGTTAAAGCTGCGTCTATCTTGAACAATGCGTTTGCCGCTGGCACCACATACGGTGACGGTGTTTCGTTGTGTTCAACAGCGCACCCACTTGTTTCTGGTGGATCAAACTCGAACCGTCCAACAGTTGCGGCTGACCTTAACGAAACTTCCTTGGAAGCGGCTGTTATTCAGATTGCAGGTTGGACTGACGAGCGTAGCTTGTTGATCGCTGCTAAACCACGCAAATTGGTTATCCCACCAGCACTGCAATTCGTTGCAACACGTTTGTTGGATACCGAGGGTCGTGTAGGCACAGCAGACAACGACATCAACGCACTGCGTAACAACGGGTCAATCCCTGAAGGTTACACTGTCAACCACTACCTGACAGACACCAACGCATGGTTCTTGATGACTGATGTTCCAAACGGCCTGAAGCACTTCACACGTAGCCCAATGGCTACTTCGATGGACGCTGACTTTGATACTGGCAACAGCCGCTACAAAGCTCGTGAGCGTTACTCGTTTGGTGTTTCTGACCCACTGGGTATCTACGGTTCTCCCGGCGCATAAGCTAGGTGACACGTTAAAAGAGGGGGCTGCTTCGGTGGCCCCTTTTCTTATTGTTGACATATCACGTTATACGGTGGTAGATTGTTAATTATCGGGACTATCCCGTGAATCTGACAGGCCCGACTGACGACATGCAGACAGATTCACTTAACTCGCATGTGAGGACATATTCATGGCGAATACTACCTTTTCAGGTCCAGTGACCTCTACCAACGGCTTTGTTGGTGATATTGTTGTTCCAACTTACACAGTAGCAAACGCACCTTCAGCCTCTGATGCTGGGGCAGGTACTATCGTGTACGTTTCAAATGGTGCCGCAGGCTCCGCAATTTTGGCTTTCTCTGACGGAACAAACTGGAAGCGTTCTGACACAGGTGCCACAATCGCAGCAGCATAAGGAGCTAGGTTATGAGTAGATTCAAACCAGCTTCTAAAGAAGAACTTGCAGCTCGGGGCATTGGCGTCGAGAAAGTTCGTGCTCGTAATGAGAACGGTACACTTAAAGCAGACAACCCTTCTACACCTGATGTAAATGAGGCGTGGGAAGATAAACCTGCTAAGAAACGTGGCCGTCCTTCAAAAAAGAAGGGATAGCGAATGTCTAATTCAGACGTACAGTCAAAACGAGTCACAACGGCAGCGTCGTTAGGTGTAGGTCCAGCCCGCATCCGGCAGGTTCAGGTGCTGACTACAGCAGGTGGCGCAGGGCGTCTTACTATTACAGATGGTAGCGGCGGCAGGACTGTCCTTGATCTTGACTTTCTAGCTTCAGATTCTCACTCCGTTAACATCCCTGATTGGGGTCTGCGGTGTAAGGATGACGTGCTTATCACGGCGATGACCAACATCAGCGCCATGACAGTATTTTATAGCTAGAGGTGCGCTATGCGGTGCTATTACAAATCAGGCGGCTCCGTTAAGAAGTCTCCTGCGTGGACCCGCAAAGAGGGTAAAAGCGAGTCCGGTGGCCTCAATGCTAAAGGCGTTGCAAGCTATCGGAAAGCTAATCCCGGCAGTAAGCTCAAGACTGCGGTAACTACCAAACCCAGTAAACTTAAAAAAGGCTCTAAGGCGGCTAACCGTCGAAAGTCCTTTTGCGCCCGTATGCAGGGTATGAAGAAGCGCAATACAAGCGCAAAAACCGCAAATGATCCCGATAGTCGTATCAACAAGAGCTTGCGAAAGTGGAATTGTTAGATGGCTATAGGGCGTACACAGATGAAAACACAATTACAAGGGAATCGTAAGATGAAAAAATACCAAGCCGGAATGGGCGTTATGACCTCTCCACGCCCCAAAATGCGCCCAAAAGATATGGAAAAAATGGCCGCTATGAAGAAGATGCGCCCTAAAGCACGTCCTAAAAATATGGCTCCTATGGTAGAAGAGGGTAGCACTCGTAGCCCTGACAATATCAACATGAACGAAAGAGCCGCGCGGGGGGAGTTGATGCCCAAAATGAAAAAAGGCGGTAAAATCCGCGGCTACGGCATGGCTCGTGGCGGCAAAGTTTGTAAGATGCGCTGATGCGTAGGTATTACAAATCTGAGAGCTGTGGCTGTTCTTCTTGTAGCAAAGGTTACAAGAAGGGCGGTACAGTCAAGGATTCTTGCTACCGCAAGGTGAAAGCACAGTACAAAGTTTTCCCGAGTGCGTACGCGAGTGGCGCTATTGCCAAGTGCAGGAAAAAGGGTGGTAAGTAGACATGGCTGTTAAGCGACTCACCGCAGCGGAAAAATATGCGCAGTTGAAGGCGCAAACAGAGGCCGCAGGAATGAAAGTTCGTGAGGTCGGCGGTAAGATCGTGGTAGATCGTAAGCGTAAACCCGCGGGTAAAAAATAATGGCGGTTCGCAAGACAGCAAAAGGCGCGGCACTCAAACGCTGGTTCAAAGAGGACTGGAAAGATGTGCGTACTGGTAAGGCTTGCGGACGTAAGGAAGGCGAAAAGCGAGGCACACCCTACTGTAGACCAACAAAGAAAGTGTCCAGTAAAACGCCTAAGACAAGCGGCGAGATGACAGCGTCTGAAAAACGCAAGAAAATCACCGAGAAAAAACGACTTGGACAACCTGCAGGTAAACCACGGCGGGTCTCCCCTGCAAAACGGAAGACTAAGAAATGACAACATCAGGCACCACAGCGTTTAATATGGACTTCACGGAGATCGCGGAAGAAGCATGGGAACGCGCGGGCCGTGAGATGCGGTCTGGGTATGATCTCCGCACCGCTAGACGGTCCATGAACTTGATGACAATCGAGTGGCAAAACCGCGGTATTAACATGTGGACGATTGATTCGGGTACAATTAACTTAGTATCCGGTACGTCTAGGTACGCTTTACCAGCCGATACTATTGATCTGCTTGAACACCAAATACGTACCAACAATGGTAACGCGAGTACACAAGCCGACCTTACTATAAGCCGAATCAGTGTAAGCACGTACGCGACTATACCTAACAAGTTATCACAAGGTCGCCCTATCCAGTTGTATGTAGAGCGGTTGAGAGACGCGCCGCATGTAAATGTATGGCCTGTGCCGAACAACAATGACTATGTGCTGTACTATTGGCGTATGCGCCGTGTGGAAGACGCTGGGTCCGGCGTACAGACCGCTGATATGAATTTCCGGTTTTTCCCCTGCCTCGTTGCAGGTCTGGCGTACCATATCGCCATGAAGGTTCCTGAATTGGTGGATCGTATTCCTATGCTAAAAGCTGTGTACGACGAGCAGTATGAACTTGCTGCAGGGGAAGACCGAGAGAAGACAGCCGAACGATTTGTCCCTAGAATAGCTAGGATTCGTTGATGAGTAATCAGTTTGCATCTTCTCAAAAGGTTATCGCGCTCTGCGATGTGTGTGGATTCCAGTACAAGTTACGGGAACTACGTAACCTTTTTGTTAAGGGCAGAGATACGAACGTAAAGGCTTGCCCCGAATGCTGGAATCCCGACCAACCACAGTTACGTCTCGGGGAATATCCAGTTAACGATCCGCAAGCTATACGGAACCCGCGTCCAGACCAAAGCCTTGGTCCTTCTGGAGACTTTAGCAGCCGTGGTATCCAATGGGGTTGGAACCCCGTAGGTGGCGGCAACGATCCATTTGGCCTTTCACCTAACACGTTAGTAGGTACTGGAGTTATAGGCCAAGTTACGGTAACTACATCATAGGAGTAATGATATGAAAGTTTTTGATATGAAGGAACCCAAGGTCATCAAGGCCAAAGGCGTTCAGCCGTGCGGCCACGCACCGAAACCCAGTATGAAGGGTGTTAAGACTACGGGCATTAAAGTTCGTGGTACAGGCGCAGCTACAAAAGGTCTTATGGCTCGTGGGCCGATGGGGTAAGCTATGAACTATACCGAGCTGAAAACTAATATCGAAGACATCTGTGAGAACACTTTCACGGATGAGCAGCTCGCTATGTTCACACAGCAGGCTGAACAGAAAATCTATAACACAGTGCAGATACCTGCGCTGCGTAAGAACGTGACGGGTACGCTAACAGCTAGTAACAAGTACCTGTCTACGCCTTCTGACTTCCTGTGGTCTTACTCGTTGGCCGTTATTGACGGGAATGGTGTGTATCATTTCTTGTTAAACAAAGATGTCAACTTTATGCGAGAAGCCTATCCTAATCCTACAGATACAGGGCGACCAAAGCATTACGCATACTTTGACGATGACACGTTTATCGTTGGGCCTACCCCAGATTCCTCGTACAGTTCGGAGCTTCATTATGGATATTATCCTCAATCAATCGTTACTGCTGGCACTACATGGCTTGGGGACGAGTTTGATTCTGCTCTACTCAATGGTGCGCTAATTGAAGCTATCCGCTTTATGAAGGGTGAACCCGACATCGTTGCGATGTACGAGAAAATGTATCTACAAGCTATTACCCTACTCAAGGGGCTTGGAGATGGTAAACTACGAGAAGACGCATACCGCTCGGGCCAGTTCCGAGTCCCAGTAAGTTAAGGAGGCCAAAATGGCAATTACTCAAGCAATGTGCACATCCTTCAAAGTCGCTCTACTCGACGGCGAGATGGATTTCAGTGCAGATACGACACAGACATTCAAGATCGCGTTGTACACAAGTGCAGCGGATTTAAGTGCCGCTACGACGGCGTACAGCGTCACGAACGAGGTGTCAGGTACGGGCTACTCGGCAGGAGGTAACACTCTTACTATCGCAGCTAACCCAGCCTCTTCAGGCACTACAGCGTTCTTAGACTTCGCAGATACTACGTGGACTGACGCTACAATCACAGCTCGTGGCGCGTTGATCTACAAAGTGGGCGGTACTAACCCTGCCGTTGCCGTGTTAGATTTCGGTGCAGACAAAACTTCTACGGCGGGTGACTTTCAAGTTCAGTTCCCAACAGCAGACGCTACGAACGCTATCGTACGTATTGCTACCCCGTAAGGTGTCTGTATGGCGTCTTCAGTAGAATACATTGGTTGGGGTTCCGGTGCTTGGGGCCAGACGGCTTGGGGTACTGACCTAACCATTGTTTCTGTTGATGGCGTAGCCGCAAACGGCATTGCCGCACCCGTAACCGTGGATGCGGAAGCTAACACCCTTGTCACGGGTGTAGAAGCCGTTGGGCACATAAACGACGTAGGTATCGACGCGGAAGCCGATGTACTCGTACAGGCTGTCAGTGCTGTTGGTTCTATAGGCACAGTCACGGTTAGTGCCGCCGCAGAGATAC